GTGAAGCGCGCAAAGATCGGCTCGGCTGAGATGAAGGTTGATGATGTCGGCGTCTGGGTTGAGGGCATCTTAAAGACTCGCACGAAATACGAAAAGGCCATCGCCAAGCTTGCCGAGCAAGGAAAGCTATCATGGTCGTCCGGTACGGCACCGCACCTAGTAGAGACGAAGATCGTCAAAGGCGCAAACCGCATTCTTACCTGGCCGCTTGGTCTCGACGCGAGTTTGACTCCCACCCCTTGTGAAAGCCGCAACGATGCTATCTCTATCAAGTCATATGCAGCACAGGCTACCGCACTGCAAATGCCCGAAGGCGATGAGACAGAAGACGAGACGCTGCCGAGCAATAGCCTTGCCGCGAAGCTCAACCAGCTAATCGACGACCGCGTAGACGACGGACACACGAGAGAATCCATCGTGGATCATCTGGCGCGTGAGGCGGGTATCGAGGCTAAAACGATCTCTACCTATCTTGATGGTACAGAGACGCCGACAGACCCGCGATTGAAGGCTTTCGCCCGCGTTCTCGATGTCTCTTTTGACGCGCTCAAAGCCTATCAGCGCCGTGATCATTTGCAGACGATCAAGGGAATGTTTGAGGAAGCATTAGCCGAACAGACGCCTTCCCGGTGGGAACTTGAATCCACATATTGCCGGATCATCAAGAAGCTGGCTAACGCTGCCTCCGCTTCGCAGATGGCCGGAGTTACATTCGATCTGAAAGCCAAGGTGCAGGAAGCGACCGATGAATACACGGCTCTCCTCGCGCAACACGCTTTATCTCAGATCGAGTCATGGATGGAGTCCGGCGCATCGGATGATTTTTACCTCAAAGCTATTATAGATACCGAGGCAAGCGTCAAGGCTCTTGCCTCTTCTGATTTAGACAATCACTCCCAATTGGCGGTGTCCGCTCTGCGGGATTTAACAGGCCGGTTTCGTGGTGCTCACAACAACCGCCTCAAAGCGGGCCGCGTGCTCAGCGAAAAGAACCGTACTCGCATCTCTGAATTGATGGGGCAACTCAAATCAATGATGGATGAAATGAAAAGTCTTCTAGATGAATCAATGCCGAAGGCTACGGATGCGGAGAAGCGCGCAGCTATCACCGAAACACTGCGCCTTAAATGGCGCACACGACAATTAGGAGTTAGTCAAAATGGCTAAGAAGTTACAAGACCTTTTGACCGAGATCAAAGCGAAAAGCGATCAGGTCAATGCTCTGTTCAACGTTGCCGACGAGCGCGGCGACGGAGCGAATACGAAGGATGAGATCGAGTCCATCAAGACTCTGAATAAAGAGATCGAGGAACTTGAAAAAGAAGCTGGCGATCTGAAAGAGATGGACGAAATTCGCACGGCTAACGGCAACCGCACGAAAGCCGCGAAGACGCCTGTTAATGCGGTTCCGTTCCAGGGTGGCGAGAGACAGGACTACGCCTACAAGTCCCTTGGCGAAGAACTCCTTGATGATCCGGCATTCAAAACCTGGCTGCAATCCGTTGCCGGTGATGGCCGCGTGCCTTCGTCAGCAGCGCAAATTCAATCGCCACGGATTCCGCTCAAGGGCTTTTTCGGCAATTCGATCAAGACCCTTGTTACCGGCGCTTCGGGCTGGTCAGCGCCCACATCGACATCGGGCGGCGCTCTTGTTCCAATCGACCGCAAGCCGATTGTGGATTTCAGCTATGCGCGGCCTTTGAACGTGCGCGACATCATCACAATCGGACAAACCAACTCCGATACCGTTGAGTTTGCGCGTGAGACAAGCGTAACGAATGCAGCCGCGCCGACAGCCGAAGCTACAGCTACAGCAGACGGTACGGGCGCGAAGCCTGAAAGCGCGATGGCATTTGAGGCTGTGACCGCACCTGTCCGCACAATTCCGCATTGGCTGCCTGTTACGAATCAAGCCTTGGCCGACGCCGCGCAGTTGAGAACCTACATTGATAACTTCCTCCGTTACGGCATCGAGGAAGAAGTCGAAGATCAGATCATTGCCGGTTCAGGATCAGGTCAGAACTTCGGCGGCGTCCTGAATGCTTCAGGCACGACCGCGCAATCATTTAGCACGGACATCTTGACCACGACCAGAAAGGCGCGCACGAAGGTTCGCGTGACAGGTCGCGCAATGGCGACCGCGTTTGTCATGCATCCGAATGACTGGGAAACAATCGACCTCCTGCAAGACAACGAGGCGCGATACTTCTACGGTGGGCCTGCTCAAATGGGCAATCCGCGTTTGTGGGGGCTACCCGTTATCGAGTCTGAAGCCATGACCGAAGGCTATACGGTTTGCGCCGACTGGCGCTTGGCGATCCTCTGGGAGCGTATGCAGACGGTGATCTCGATGAGCAATAGCCATTCGGATTTCTTCGTCAGAAATCTAGTGGCTGTCTTGGCTGAATACCGCGCAGCTTTCGCGCTTATTCGTCCAAAGGCATTCGTCGTTACCGATATTGCCGCGTAACGCGACTGATCAATGAATGCGGGGCGGGTATCCTATCCGCCCTTCTCGATAGGAGTAAATCAATGAGCACAACTTTGAATGGACGGCAAATCCGCGCCGTTGAAGCCAAGACGGCAGCTTACACCGTGGTTGCCAATACCGACAATGGCAAGACTTTTACTAATCAGGGCGCGTCCGGTGCGATTACGTTTTCCTTGCCTGCCGCTACGGTCGGTCAATGGTATTGCTTTGTAGTCAAAGCCGCGCAGGAATTACGTATTGACCCGAACGGAACGGAAACGATTGCGCTGGATACCGGAGTGCAGCAGGCCGCCGGGAAGTACATCACGGCGAATGCTGACGGCGAGCGCATTACGGTTGAGTGCGTCAAGGCGGGCGAGTGGAACACCTCAGACCCGATTGGCACGTGGACGGCTGAGAGCTAATCGGTCTTTCTCCTTTCTTCCATTTGGCGTTTGATCAGGGGCGGTTATGCCCGCCCCGCTTTTTGGAGTAATACTAATGGCTTATTTAAATGCAACTCAGGGAGCACGGCGCGAAGGTTCGGCAGGCGCTATCTCCGCTGCCGACATCGCTACGGGCGGGGTAGGTACGGCTGAAATCGAAGATGCATCTATCGCTACAGGCGATATAGCTAACAACGCTGTTACGCGCCAGAAGATGAGCGCAGCGGCTTATCGGAAGTCGATTCAGGAAACCAGTGCTACGATTGCTACCACGGGCAATACGGATATTTATGTGATCGTTCCTGAAACCGGAACTCTCGACGGCGCTGACTTCTCCGCGATTGACGCGCTCTCAGCGCACGATACAAACTACATCACGTTCAGCATTACGAATCTCGGTCAAGCCGGGGCAGGCTCAACGGCGATGCTTGCCGCGACCGATGCGAATACTACGAAGGCCACGGGCGGCACCGCGCTTGTTGCTAACGGCAAGCGTTCCTTGACGCTCCACGGCACAGCGGCGAACCTCAACGTAACGGCAGGCGATAGACTTCTGATCCGTGCTGCTGCATCGGGTACGCTGGCCGGAACTGTCACCGGGCCTGTCTATCTTCTGCGCTTTGGCGGCACGACCTAAGTGTATTGTCCTATCTGCGGAGCCGCGCACATATCCTGTCCCGGCTCCATCCCATCGCACAACATGCCGATTGAAATCATTCGCAGGGAAAGACCTGTTGCCTTCTGGACTGCGCCGGAGAGATTGTATCTGACAGCCGATGGAAAGGTAGTCGGACACGCCGACCCGCGTAAAGCCACGCTGCTTATTGCTGCTGGCTGTGAGATGCCGATGGAAGACGCGATTCGCTACGGGCTACCTGCTCGATACTCGATCCTGAGTCAGCCGGTGGTTGGTGCGACAACTATTGATGAGCCATCGCCGGATAAAGTGTTTGTGGCGGAAATACTGTCGTCTCCTGAACCCAACAGGCCAAAATCACGACGTACAGGGAAACGAGCATAGCCACGGAAGAAGTAAAACATGTCAACACTTCTAGCGTCAGCCGTAAGGACAGTTAGCGGAACAAGCGATGAGATACGCATACGCGGGCCTGTTAATCGCTGGCTTTCGGCTGCCGTCTTTCATCTCAATGTGACGGGCGCGGCTACCGAGGTAGGCGATACGCTCGATGTCTACCTTCAGCATAGCGTGGACGGCGGGACGACTTTTACGGATTTCATTCACTTCACTCAGGTCGTGGGTAATGACACAGTTCCGAAAAACCATTTCGGACATTGGGTTGCCATAATGACGCCAAGCGCAGCCATGCATGCGACGGAAGATGTGGCGCTCTCAGCGGGCGTTAAGCAAGGGCCGATTGGTGACTATTTGCGCGTTAAGTGGGTAATTGTAGCCGCCAGCACTACGGGCAATGAGTCATTTACTTTCGGCGTCTATGTTACCCCGGTGTTTTCCTGATGATTGATATTGAAAGCCAGAGAGAGGATGCCTTAGCCATCCTACAGCGCAACGTTCCCTATCAGATCGAGCCGCAACTTGACCCAAATGATTTGGAAGACATCTTGACCGAATGCCAGCGGGCCGATGTCTGGCAAGCGGCGACTGCATATGTCTACGGCGATGTCGTTCTACCCACGGTTCGCAACGGACATCGTTATCAATGCATTCAGGCGGGAACAAGCGAGGCGGACGAAGACGATGAGCCCACATGGCCTTTAGCAAAAGGCTGGCAGTTCTCGGAGGGCGAGAGCGACCCAATCTTGATGTGGCAGGAGGCGGGGCCGGATTGGGATAACGTCTTTGATACCAGACTGGCTATTCACTTGGCATGGATGGCAAAGGCCGCTAAAGCCGCGCAACTGTACTCGACGCGACAAAGCGGAAGCACTTTTGAGCACCAGCAGGTTTACGAGCACTGTCTGACGCAGGCTGAACGTTACGCGCCCGTCCGCATCGCATAATGGCATCCATCAAAACCAATCTGCGTGCATCGCAATATGATTCCCTTCGGGAGTCCTGCGGCATTACGGGCAATTTAACACTCTACCGCGCTACGGCAACAGGCTACACGCTCTTAACGACCGTAACCGCTGGATGGTTCTCTCAGCGTGAACGAGACCAGATCGAAGGCACTCAATTTTTAGCCGTCAGGATTGCCGAGACTGACGCGAATCTAGCACAGATGATCAGCACTGTAGTGAAGGGCGTGGCGGCAGTCGGGATTATGTCTCTGCGTTACAAGACAAAGGCAAAAGTCGATCCGATGGAAGACCCGCGCCTATGGCTATTTCAGTGTGACCCGACAGGAGAAGCGATTTAAATGTTTAATGGTTACTTATACAACCCGGTTGGCGATCATACGACGGATGCCACGATTTCATCTGCCACCGTCTTAACGCCTCCTGTTACCGGCACGCAGTTATTGATTATCCAGGCTTTTACACAGGCGATTCGTTACACGCTCGACGGCACGACGCCGACAGCCAGCACAGGCTTTCGTCTTGCCGCGAATGAAAGCGACGTGATCCCGGTCTCGGTAGATGCAATTGTTACCGTGATCGAAGAGACGGCAAGCGCCAGCATCCAGTACCAATGGGCTGATATGCGCAAGGCTCAATAAGATGGAAGACGCGCTATTGCTCATCATCGGCCTACTCTCCGGCATCATCTGCGGCATCGCGTTTGATCAATACTTGATGCGGTCGTGGGTGGCGTTCTATCAGGAATCGTTTGATCGGCACGTGGCAAGTTTGAACAGGCTCGGACAGGATCAGTACCACGATGGCTGAAATCCGCGTCAAGGTTTCATCGCAACTCGAAAGCCTGCCCGCGCGCCTCCGTCACGCTCTTGATGTAGCGCACGAGCAAAGCGCGAGAGAGACAGTCAACGAGTTACGCAACGAGATTATCAACGCGGGCGCAATCGCATCATTCGCGGGCCTGCGCTCAATCGAGAAGCAGTTTGAAGATCGTGGAGCAATCAAGGCGTGGCTGGTCGGCTCAGAACTCCCCTACGCGCCATATGCCTTTGAGTTTGGGCGCAAGCCCGGCAAGCAGCCGCCAGTTGAAGCGATCCTGAAATGGTTAGCCTTTAAAGGCATCGACGGCGACAGGCGTACAGCATTCATCATTGCGCGCTCGATTGGACGTAAAGGCGTCAAGCCGCGATTTATCTTCAGCCGCACAGCAGCGAAGATCGCGCCACGGGTGCAAGAGATATTCGAGCAGCGCGTAGGAGCGGAGATCAAAGATTGAGCGAGACGCAGCAGAAAGTAGAAGCGTGGGCGAATAACGGTATGGTCTGGATTGCCGGTAATTCCCGGGATGCCGTCTGGTATCGCATTGAAAGCCGCGCCGAAGTCGATGAATTTATTGCCGCACTTGAGGCCGCAAAAGAGCAGGCATTCCCGGAGCAAAGCAATGACAGAGACGCAAAATCAGATGTCCAATAGAGACTGCGGCTATCACGCCGCGCTTTGGGATGTCGCGAGGGAGTTAGTCGAAGAATACAAGCATCAAATCTTGATGGCTATTGATCATGGGATGCACGACCGATACGACGAAGCGTGCAAATACAGGTATGGCGCAGAAGTCGTCGTGCAATGCCTGGGCGTGGTCACGACACGCGCACTCGATGAATGGGTAAATACCGGCGACACAGGAAAGCGCGTGCGCTCCGATTATAAGACAGATTGATGCTACCCACTGACTGGACGATCCGCGCCGCAATCCGCGACATCATAGCCGCCGCTGACACGACAGGTGTTGTCCTGCCGAAGTTCGTGCTGGATGTGATCGTCGGCGAGAACGCGAACCTGCTCAAGCCCACAAGCGGGACTGATTCCGGCAAGATCCACGGCTGGATGATCACACGCGGGCGCGTGAGTAATTCCCGCGTCGGTTCAGTTCGTTGGGATGATGCGACGACGGCTACCAGCTACCGGCTAGACAGCGTTCTCAGCTACCGAATCTGGTTTCTTTACCGCTACGCGCACGGCGATGAGGCGGCAGACACGGACTCAACAGAGACATTCTTGACGATCCTTGATGATGTGATCGAGGCGTTCGCTTTGAAGCCGAGACTGAACGTCGGCACTAGTTCCTGTGGTGGCGGAAGCAACATCAAGCGTCATCTGGAACTTCAGATCGAAGAAGACCCGGACATAGTGGCAATGGGTTCGGAGTGGGCGCATTTCGCGCCGTGTCGTCTGGACATTGAGCTATACAGGACGCCAGCGGATTGATATGTCGGTCGGTTTACTAAACCGGGTTAAAGGAGCCGATAAATTCCCTGGAAAGGAAGCCCAACGGCGAAGGCGTAATTGCTCCCGGTCGTGGTACACGAGGCATATCAATTGATCGAAGGCGTAACACTTCATCGCGGGGCTGTGAGTAGTGAGGTCTGCGTCTTCCTTTGGGATTGGCTCAGCAGTCTCGAATGGACGCGCATTGAGCGTCCGGCAATGCATCTCTCACGCGCCTATCAAAACGACAACACGAATAACGCTGACGCGAAGGCGTTGACGGCGTATCTGAAAGAATGTGGGCTGGATTCCTATATCAGCTTTGATGATGTCACGCTCGTTCGCTACGACTGCGGGCCGGACTACGTTGACTGGCACTCAGACGGCGGGCCTTTGCTTCAGCCGGGTTGTGCGATGGGGATTCTATCGCTCGGTGCGAGCCGTCCTATTGACTTCCGCCGCAAAGGCGAAGAAGAGGCGCAGGCAACAATCATGCTTCATCCCGGCGATCTAATCGTATCGCGTGAAGGATTCCAGGCGGATCATCAGCACCGCATTGCGCCTATTGAATCATCATCACTCCGCTTCAGCATCGTGCTTTTCACGCACAATACAAATCATCATGGGAATGCTTCCCATCCTAGCTATTAAGATCGGCGGCTTTAGGGCTGCGCTGTATAGAAGAGTTATGCCGAAACCAAATATTGAAGACTTGATCCACGACGCCGATGCGCGCACAGACGGCGCGGAGCCGGTGGAAACCGAGCAGGAAGCGGAAGTGATAACCGCTACTACTCCCGCCACACCATCCGGCTTTCTGCGTATCCGCATCCTGACTGAAGACCACACGGATGGCAAGTATAAAAAGACGTGGAAGAAGAACAGCGTGATCGAGATAGACCAGTACACAGCAGGGCGTCTGATCAATGCTGGCTGGGCTGCGCCGACGACAGCCGCGCTCAATGAAGTGACCATTGACTACAAAGGCAGCAAGTGAAAGTGATCGGCATCGCGTGACGTATGCATCCAGCCTTCCTACAGTTCTTAAAGCTATTTTTACGTCAGGCGCGGGGCATCCTCAATGCGCTCGAATACTGCATTAAGGACATCGAGAAAGACCGCTTGGCGAAGTTTACGCCTGAGCAAGTCGCAGAAATTGAAAAAGTAGGGACTGTCCACCGAGATAACGGACAGCAGTAAAACAACCAGTCTCAAGTTACGCCACGGTGAACGCATTGAAGAAATGCCCGCAGCCGTGAAGCCTTTGGCAGCCGCCTTGAGTTTCCATCGAAGGAATACACATGGCTTATTTTAGCTTCCAAGGCAAAGCGTACATTGGCGAGAAGCGCACGGACGGTCATCCGAAGGCGCTTTATTACGTCGGCAACTGTCCTGAGGTCGTCTTGAATTTCGAGACGACCACGATCGATCACAAAGAGTCAACAAGCTGCTCGCGCCTGACCGACTTCCAACTTGAGACCGAGCAGCGTGTCAACTTGCGCATGGTGATTGAGGAGTTGGACACGAAGAATCTCCAGAAGGCGCTTCGTTCAACACTGGTCAGCGTGTCCGGTTCGACAGTTTCCAATGAGCAGATCGGTGCTGATACCGGGATGGTGGCGAATGATTTTGGGCGCACGAAGTTTGCGGACATCTCTAGCGTCACTTTGACCGACTCGGCATCACCTATCCCCAACACGCTCGTCCTTGATACCGATTATTCGATCACATCAGCCGATGACGGCATCATCAAGTGGCTGTCGGTGTCAGGCGATACACAACCCTATTTGATCGACTATACCTATGCTTCGCAGTCGGTCTACCCGTTCTTCAATACGGCGCAGTTGAGCTATTACGTTGTTTTCGATTTGTGCAACACGGCGGATAGCAACGCGAGTTTTAGGATTGAGCTTTATAAGGTTCAGCTTCAGCCGACCAACGAATTTGCGATCATCAACGATGAGCTTGGGCGTTTCGAGCTAGACGGCGCGGCGCTCTATGACGACGATCTGGGGGCCGATGCGAATTTTGGCAACTTTGGACGTTTGACGGTTATTACGTAAATGTGAGCCTGTGAATCCATAGGCTCACGTAGGAGTCTATGGCAAAAACAAAAACTAAACAGAACGACGAGGCCGAGGAACTGGCAACAGCCCTCGGCCTTTTGTGTAAAGAGGTACGGGTGCGCGGTGAACTCGTGCGCGTCGAGGAGTTTGAACTAGAGCAGATTCCGCAGGTATTAGCCGCATTCCGCGACCTGATGCAGAAGGGCGCAACGGATGTCAATGCGTCAATGTTGGCACGGTCGGGTGAGGTCGGCATTCAGCTCTTGATGCTCGCTACGGGCAAGCCGCGTGAATGGTTTCGCTCTCCCAAGATTCCGCTCGGCGATGGTCTAGCGATGTACGCGGCATTGATTGAGGTCAATAAGAGTTTTTTCGACCAGGCGGAGAACTTCACAAGCCTGGTGGAGTTCCTGGGCGGAATGTTCATCAGTCCGGCAACCAATGGGCGCGTATCGTTGGACTCCTTGCCCGGAATGGATACGACATTAAAAGCATCAGAAGGATGAAAATCTCCCAGGTTCATCTCTTGGCCGAAGATGCGATCCGGGCCGAAGGCGAGCGTCAAGCATCAATGATCTCGGCTGTGAATCTCGGCTCGCATGGCAAACCGGCAGACATAAGGCGAGAACTAGAACGGCTCACGAAAACCGAGAAGAAAATCAAGAGCGTGGATGAAGCGTTAAAGGTGGCGAACAAAGCGCGTGGCAAGTAATTTAAAGAT